GACCTAGAAGGCCTAATGACCGACTTTCCAACAGCACGTGAATTAGAAAAGTTTGTCTATGATCAAACTGGTTATGTGCTTACCCTAAAAGGTCGCTCAAACAAATTCAAATATCAAACTGCCATGGATGTGCTTAACGGTCAGGAACCTGATTCAGCACTACAAGGCACAGAGAATCCATACTTGGATAAGAATGATATAATCCCAGTAGACAAGCTACGTGAACACTTTCCCGTCCCTGGTGAAGTTCAAGGCCTTCCCCTAGTAACCATATTCCAAACTTCACAGTTCCCACATCCAGATCCAGATTGGAAAGCAGGCGGACAAAAGTGTGATGTGGTATTCAAAAAATATATCAACAATGCTATCACTTATGAAATCATTGGACCAGTTGCCGCACGTGCAGTAGGTGTGCGTGTTAACAAGTTTGGTAAAGAAGTACCAGAAAAATATACCTGGGTTGATCCACGTACTGGTGAACAAATCATTCGTGACAGTTCAGGTCGCCTAACTCCAATTGGCACACGCTTACGTGCCGCTATGCAAAAACAAAAGGTCAACAAAACCGACTGGTGGACAGCTTGGATTGATCGTGACTTTGTCTTAGGTGGAGATGGTGCTGGTATTGATGATCCTTGGGGTGTTTAATGAATGAGTTTGGCAAAGCTCTAGCACAAGGACAGGAACGCCAGATTCAAGAGGTCAAGATCCTACAAAAGGTCAACGCTGTACATCGTGATGCCTTCCAACAAAAGTATCCAGGTCAGGTTGAGCATTGCCTACGCCTGACTATGGAACGCTTGCAGTTGGGCCTAGACAAACGTGATGGCTCTGACCCAAGCAATCCTGATACCTGGCGTATGACCAGCACTGAATTACACAACCTAGCCCAAACTGCTTATCTGTTAAATGAAATCCGTAGAGGATTCTAATGATAGATAATGCCCTGTTGATGCGTCGTGCTATTCGATACTGTGCAGAACAGCACTCGGTAGATCCACAACGCCTACAGGCCTTACCCACAGAAGTATATAATCGTTTTCAAGAATATGTCATCTCAGTTGCAGATGACATGCAGTACAATCAACTAAAGTACTTCCGTCCATTTCCACATCAGCTAAAATTCTTTGCCACACACGAACACGATCGTCGTGGCATATTGGCTGCTAACCGAATTGGTAAAACGGTAAGCACCTGTTATGAAACTGCCATGCATCTAACAGGGCGTTATCCAGCGTGGTGGCAGGGTAAACGCTTTAGTAAACCTATCACTGCTATGGTAGCTGGTGAAGGTTGGAGTCAGGTAGCACTGGTATTACAAAATGAATTGTTAGGAACCAATGATGTTAAGATCAAAGACCATATTGGTACTGGGGCAATTCCTCGTGATTGCATTATTACTGATACTATGCGTAGCGACGGTGCTAACTGCATAGGCGTAGAAATTCGACATACATCAGGTGGCAAGAGTTATTTGCTGTTTGCCAACTACACACAAGAAGTTCGTCAGATGCAGGGTTTCAAATTAAACCTAGCAGTATTTGATGAACAACCACCAGATAACTTCTTCTCTGAGATTGTTACACGTACAGCAACAACGCAAGGACAAGTGCTTTGTTCGTTTACACCTCTAAAAGGTTTGAACGGCCTTGTAAGTAAATTCTGGCATCGTGAAGAGGGCTATGAACACATACGTGTAAGCTGGGATGATGTACCCGAATACGATCCGTGGGGCGAACCATTTTTATTAAAAGAAACGAGACTACAACTTGAACGAGATTATCTTCCTCATGAGCGAGACGCTCGCCGTAATGGTGTACCTGTTATGGGCAAAGGCGCAGTATTCCAAATCAGATCGTGGCCAACATATAAGACAGGTGATTACGACTTCAGGAACAGTCATGGCCTCCATCGTGTTATCGCACTGGATTTGGGTTTGGTTAACGATAAGACTGTCGTCAGTCTAATGTATTGGGATCCAGATGGCCAAGAAGCTTGGTTGCACACGCAGGTAGTTGTCAAAGGCACAGAAGAAGCCAATCCAGTCAATTGGATACAACACCTAATGCGTCCAGAAGTGTTTGGATGCCCTATTGTGCTACCTCCAGACGCTGGCACAGTAGGACGTTATACCATGAGCGCCCTAAGCCTACGCCAAATGTTTGAACAGTACGAATTAAATGTCTATCCAGAACCTATTCGCAATCCTGCTGATGAACAAGGACGTACAACTAACCACAAAGCATTTGGTATTAACACCATGCGCCAAATGCTAGAACTAGGCACACTACACGTTAATGAAAATTGTGTAGAATTTTTACGTGAAGCACAAAACTATTATGTAGATGAAAAAGGCCGTTTCAGTGATCCAGACGATTGTATAGATAGTGCCCGCTATGCACTATTAGGTTGCTTGAATGGATGGAGTGAACCCTGGGATGATCGTTCACCAAGAGCACGTTTTGAAGCTGCCAAACATAATATGCGTGTTTTACAACAACAAAAGAAAAATGATCAGGATCGCCCAGTATGGAAACGATCGTGGTCAGCAGAGGGCGGTGTAATGTAATGGTAAATAATAGAATAAATCAGGAATAGTCCCTTATGTTAGATTTGAAAAACGTAGTTATAAGCAACTTAAACGGCCACACAGGCATGATGGCTCGCTTTGTTAAAATGAAATCCTTGTTAGATCAGAAGTGCGCCGCAAATTTGCGTTTGCTTGCTACAAAAAACAACATTAATCGCATAAGCGATTATCATTACCTAAACCTAGCTGTTACCAATTCAACAGAACCTGTAAACGGCCTAGATTACATACATCCAGTAGTTAAACCTGTAGTAGATTATGCTACTAGTGTTATCGTTAAAGGTATCGCACAAAATGGCGAGATTAACTTTGAATTTGTTGCCGACAATGAAGCTGATGATGATGCCGCACGTCAGGCTACCAATATGGTACACAAGTTAATTAATCAGAACAATGATCCACACACAATTCTACAACATTGGGTAATGGATGCTTGCCTACACAAAAATGGTGAAATGTTAATTGCGCCTATGCGCGAATCGTTTACCCGTTATGTAACCACTACCGGTACATTAGATCAATTATCAGCATTTGAACAACAGGCCAATGAAGCTGGCTTAGATTGTAAACGTCGTAGTCGTCGCAAAAAATCAGTTGACCTACAACAAGTAGCCAAAGAAACTGGTGATTTTGTTAATGGACTAAGCAAAGAACAAACAGAAGAAAATCTAAACACACGCATTAAAAATGCCCTGCTTGGTGCTGAAGGTAATTTTGATGAAATGACAGAACAACCTGAAAACGTAGAATTACGTGATGGTGAAGATCATATTGCCGACAGTATCGCACGTAATACTATCTATGAAGCAGAATATAAACTAACTGGCTATAATCTAAACATCAAATTTCGTCCAATCGCACAACACTATTGGATGTGTGACCCAACAGTTATTGATATCCAAGAACAACCATTCTGCGGATTTTATAAACCAATGTCAATTCAAGAAGCCACTGAGCTTTATCCAGATATTGATCTAGAGGAATTCAAAGTATATGCTGAGTACAGTAACGTCGGTAGCTATCAGGCTGGTAGTCTACTTAATAATCTTGCTTTACATGCTCGTGACAGTGTTCCTATTAATGGATTACCTGCCCAAGGTTACAGTGCTCAAGAACCCGAAGCTCGTCAGGTTACTGTGCTTACTGTTTGGAATCGCTATGATATTGATGGTGATGGCCAACTAGAATTAATTGAATTGATCTATTCAGGTCAGTATGTTATCTCAGCACGTGAAGTAGAATTTATTCCTGTTGCTAATATGTGTCCAAAACCTTTGGCACAAAACTTCTATGGTATGGCCATTGCTGAATCAGTAGTGCCAATGCAAGAGTATATGACATCAGGTTATCGTGCTGAATTGTTAACAGGCCTGTTACAAAGTACACCACGTATTGGTGTCAAACCTGATCGTGTGGATTTTGAAGAAATACAAGACGGTGAAGCCGCAATCTTTATCTTGGACAGCAAGTTTGATCCTGCCAAAGATATCTATGCAATGCCTATTCCACAAGGCAATCCAACATTCTTGGACAACACAATGAGTCGTATGCAACAAGACTCAATGGCCATGGTCGGTATGACAAGTCCACAAGATGTGTTTAATCCAGAAGTAATGGATCCAGGTAATTCAGGAGCGAAATTAAATTTAGCATTAAGTCCAAACCAAGTTATTCAAGACAATACAGTTAAAAACTGTGCCGAAGGATTGAAAGATGCTATTTGGTTGATATGGCGTACTCTAGTTGCCTATGGCGATGATTATGGTGTTAAGAAATTAGCACAAGAATTCCATCCAGATAAAAAACCCGAATTTATTGACTATCAGTCATTCGATGATATGAACTTTAATGAACGCAAAACTATTCACGTTGATTTGGCTTTAGGTATGAAGTCAGAAG